CGCACAGAGCTATCTGAGCGGCTGATCGTGGAGAACCAGGGGCTGGCTGAGGCAGCCGCTGCGAAGTGGTCCCGTCGTTGCAGCAGGCCCTATGAAGACTTCATCGGCCCAGCCCTAGAGGGGCTGATCAATGGCTGCCGCCGGTACGACCCCAAGCGGATCAACCCCGCCACAGATCGCCCCTATGCGCTCAGCTCCTGCGTTTGCGCGTTTATCGAGGGGGCCATCAAACACCACATCAGAGACCACGGCTATGACGTGAAGATGCCGTCAAAGTGGCGTGAGCACTACCCCAAGGTGCGCCGCCTCCTGGCCGAGGGGAAGACGCTCGCCCAGGTTGTCGAGGCCATGCCGGTGTTCACGCAGGAGGAGATCACCGAAATGCTTGGCGGCATGGTCGGCACCATCGAACTGGAGGATGAGCTGACCCTGTTTAGCCAGCACCAGCCGGAGGCAGCAGAGGCGGCAATCGCCGCCGCCCTCTATGCCCTGACCGAGGCCTCCTTCGCCAACCTGCGCCCCGCTGATCGTGGCCTCCTAGAGCGCTGGGCAGCCGATCCCTTCAAGCGGGCCTACCCCTCGGGGCCGATGATCCAGTTCCACAACCGCCTGAAGGCCCAGCTACGGGGCCGCACTTTGGAGCAGTTCAGGCAGGGTCTCCTAGGGCTCGACGTTGCCACGGTGGCACCTGTGCCCCGTGAGCGGCGCCCCCGCCAGCCCAGGCCCGCACCAGTCGAGGTGGTGCAGCCGTCGCTATTGAGCCCTCGCCGCAAGCCCCATCCGAAGGCCGTGAAGCTCTAGGCGGAAAGCTCAAGCAGCAGGCAAAGAGTACGGGCAGCAGTGAAGTCTGAGCATCCTGGAACCGACCCGAAGCTACCAAGTTTTCAGCATCCGATCCTGCGGGAATACGCTGCTGATCTACAACAGGCTTATGACGCGTGGTATTGCCTGAAGGATGAGGAGACGAAGAAGAAGTACCTGCCGAAAGAGCCAGCAGAACCTGAAGGCGCTTACACCGGCCGGTTGGGTCGTGCGGTGTTTAGCGACTTCTTCAAGGCTGGCATCGAAGCCTTCGCGGGGGTGCTATCCCGCAGTGAGCTGAAAGATCCTCCGGCCAGCTTTGAGAAGGCCCAGGACAACGTAGACCTAGAAGGTAACAGCCTGCAGGCATTCTGGATGACCGTGGATGCGCTATGCCTGCGTGATGGTGGGGTGCCGATCCTTGTCGAGATGCCCGATGGCCAGCCCACCGATGGGGCTAGCGAGGCGGCATTAAAGCGGCGCCCGTATCTGGTCAACCGCACCCGTTCAACGTGCCTGAATTGGCGGACGGAGATCGTGGATTCGGCGGAGGTGGTGACCCGCTGCACCTTCCTGGAATGGGCCGAGGTGGACGATCCTGATGGGGTGTTCGGGGTGAAGTATGAGGAGCGCTACCGGGTGATCGAGCCAGGGAAGTGGACGCTGTACAAATTGACCAAGCGAACCGATGGCAGCCTGAGCCTTGACGAGGTGACCAACGGCCAGTACCTGGATTCCAAGCAGCGGCCGCTGACGATCTGCCCGGTGGTTTGGTATCCAGCCGAGAAGGCAGGGTTCGGTAAGGGTGGACTACCTTTGCGGCAGGTGGTAGAGCATTGCTTCCAGTATTTCAGGAAGTCCAGCGATCTGGAGGAGAAGACCCATAAGTGCGCCATGCCGGTGCCAGTTGAGAAAGGTGGGTTGCCGCCGATACCTGGTCAGGCTGCTGCCCCGTTGGTGATCGGACCCAACACAGTCATCAGGGTTGACAAGGACGGTGACTTCTTTTGGCGTGAACCAGAGGCCACGTCTTTAGCAGAGCAGCGGGAGCAGATCAGGGAGGTGAAGGAGCTGATTGATCAGCACCTTTTGGGCTTCCTTAGCGGTGAAAGCAAAGTGACAAAGACAGCCACCCAAGCCCAGCTAGAGGGCGGTCGGGTGCAGGTGAGCATCAAGGCGATGGGTGAGCGCAAGCGATCGGTGATGCAGTCCATCCTGGCGATCTGGTGTTTGTACACAGGGGAGGAGCTTGCGGTAGGCGCTGGCCTGACGATGGATGAAAATGCGTTTGCTGAACCGCTGAATGCTCAGGGTGCCGAAGCATTACAGCGCCTGGCCGGTGGTGTTGAGCTGATCAGCCAGGAGAGCGCCGTGGAGGCCCTACAAACGGGCGGCTTCAACCGGGCAACCACAAGCGTGGAGGATGAGATGGATCGCATCCGCAGGGAGCGGCCGACGCTGGGGGCGCCAACACCAGGGCGGAACGACACGACCACGCCGCTGGATGTGACCACGCCTGTGGATGAGTCGCAGCCGACGGCGGAAAGCTAAGCCGTAACCAGGAGGCCCTATGGGTGCGGAACAGCTTTACGAACAGATCAGCCTTGTCATCTCACAGTCGCTGTGCAGCACCTTTGAGGTGATCGGTGTACTGGAACTGGCTAAGCAGGAACTGGTGCTCGCCAGCTTTGACGACGATTCCGACGATGAGGAGGTAGGCGACGGGGTGGTGGGCGAGTGAAATACTCATTTATCAGCCTTGTCGTTAGCGGCTGCTGGGGACTGTTCCTTGCTAACGGAACCCGGTTTGATTTTGCTTTATCGGGTGGAATGATTGTGGCCGGTATCGCCCTTTTGCTGTACTTCCCACGGCCGTAACCAATGGCCCAGGGCGACCGCATTATCAGCAGCGTAGACAGCTACGCCGCCATCCTCGATGAGCTGGAAGGGCGGATGGTGGAGAACACCACCGCCATGCTCCGCACCGCCCTGGATCGGGTTCTGGGCGACCTGAAGCGGCACTACAGCGCCTACCTGAACGCCGTGGGCCCCGAGGCGCTGGACCCCGAGGGGAACCCGATCCGTGCCCCCGGTGCATACAGCTCCGCCGAAGCCACCGCAAAGTACCGGGCGATCCTCCGCGACGCTCAGCAGTTCCTGCCGCCAGAGGAGATCGCAGCCTGGCAGCGTTCATTCACCACCGATCTAGTCGAGGCCTTATCCGTTGGTGGTGAGGCGGCTGCGGCGCTGCAGGGGATCGTGACCGGCGCCAGTGCCCAGTTCGCCGGTGCCAACCCGCTGGCGGTCCGTGCTGCCACGCAAGCCGCCACCGCCTTCATGGAAGGCGAAGCCGCCCGGTTCCGTGATCAGATTGCCCAGATCGTCAGCGAGGGGGTGGCCCGTGGCTGGGGATCCAAGCGGGTGGAGAGGCAGATCGTTGGGGCACTGGAGGGCACAACCGACCCCACGGGCAAGACGGCCCGAATGGGGCTCCGGCAGCGTGCTGAGGTGATCGCTCGATCTGAGCTTGCCAATGCCTATGTGAAGGGCGCCATTGACCACAACCTGAAGCAAGGCTTCGCCTACATCCGCTGGGTTGCGGCCACCGATGAGCGGGCCTGTCGGTGGTGCCTCAGCCGCCATGGCCAGATATTCCCGGCCGATCAGGTGGTGATCCCTGCACACCCGCAATGCCGCTGCACACCGGTTCCCCTGCCAGCCGATGAGGTGGAGGAGAAGGATCCGGTGATCCGGGACGCCATGCTCGATAACGAGTTCTGGCGGGAGGAGCAGGCGGCAGGGGTCAGGACCCTGGCCAAAGCGGAGGGGATCAGCGAGGAACGGGCTAGGGGGCTGCTGCAGCGTGCCCTAACCGCACCAACAGCCAGCGAGCGATACCTATTCCCTGATCGCACGCGCAGCCTGCAGCCATCGGCGCCGTTGGATGCTCCGGCAGGTGGGCGGACGTTCAGCGAGGCGATAGGAGAGCTGGCGGCTAGGAGGGCGGCGGCTAGGAGGGCGGCGGCTAGGAGGTGATCTGAAGCGGGATCAATCTCGGCGTGTTTCCAGGTATTGATACTGATTTTTGTCCGTTACCCTTGTGTAGATTGCCACCCACCGAGGCTCGCGTTCATACAAGGGGTCGATTCCAAATGGTAATGGAAGATCAATCGGCATCCAAAACTCGTAGGGACGACCGCAGATGCTTACCGTTTCACCGTCAAACGGCCCGGCAAACAGTGAAATTTCAGTAGTGGCAGGGAATGCCGGGGTGTCCATGGCGCTGGTTGACAATGTGGTTGACAAAGCGGGGCTCAGTGGTTGTCAAACCCGATGTGGAGCCACTGGCGGGGCTCAATCGTCAGCGGAGCAGGATGAAACCGGCGACGTTTCCGTACTTCCCCCACTGCGATTGGAAGTAATCCCTCAGTATTTGAAGCAAGAGAGCCGTCCATCCCTACTACGCTGATCACCTCCCCAGTTTCAGGGTTGCAGGCCACCACGCCACGCAACTGGCGTCCCAGGCGGTCGTAGACAGTGGCGCCGTTGGGGTACTGCTGCTGAAAGGCGGGGGTGTTGGCGTCAAGCATGTGGGTTGGGTGGGCGGGGTTGCCAATGGGTTGGATTCTCATACTCTCCATAGACCCCTGAATCGTAGTAAGCGAACTGCCAGCGTCCGCTTGTATCGCGACAGCTGAACTCGGTGGTCCAGCGTGCAGTCACAGCACGCCCCTTGTTGTCGCTTTCTTCGTTAAACTCGCATTCGCCGCCGGCAAGCAGCACCCACGTCCCATCCCTAGGCGCCGTTTCAATCGGCTGCCAGGTGCTGCCCACTTCCCCCTGCGCTGGCAGGGCCGCAGGGCCATCGTGGCAGCCGCTGAACCCAGGATGCGCCAGGATCGCCTCAGCCAGGGCTGCAGCGCCTAGGTCGTGCTTGCCATCCACGTCCCTGATGATCTCGGCTAATCGCAGGATGTGGTCTACGTCGGGTTCGAGAGGTCCAGCCGAGGCCGTGGCAGCAGCCCGAGGATCCGGCCCACCGCGCAGCACGTCTAGGTGCTGGCTTGGTGTCAGGCCGCCGGAGAAGTCGGGGTCGTGCAGCTCGGCTAGGTTTACTGGCTGTGCGGGAGGCTGGGCAGGAGACGGCGGGGTAACCAGCCCATCCCTCAGTAGGCGGGCAGCAGTGCTAATCACCAGATCAGCATCGTGGTATGGCTCAGCAGGAACCTGCATCACGAAGTTGCGGCGGACGCAATCAGCGCCCTGCGTCACATAGTCGGCCAACTCGTCCAGTCGGTCGGCAAGCCGGTTTACATCAAACCCGTGGCCCCAGGGATCTGATGGTGTGGTGCGGTCGTTCATTGTTGGTGGTGGCAAGTGGGTTGGTCGCGTGGTGTCGTCAGCCGCATTCAATAGCAACATACTCAGCGGCTTCTGAGTCGCTTCTGGTTACCGAAAGGCCATTGTAGCCACCTCGCAACTGTGTCGATCGACCTACATATACGCGCCTCTCTTTGCAGTAAAGCTGAAACGCACGGCTGCCTAGGATGACTTCAGCAGGCTCAAGATCTCTTTGCTCAACCTCGGCGAGAAGCTCGTCTAGCCGCTCGCTGACCAGCTTCCCGGATGACAGCCGCTCGCCTTCCTCGGCGGTCTTCAGCACCTTGCGGGCGTGATCCATGGCGATGGCCAGCGGGTCATCTGCTGTGGTCTCCATCCCCCACCCGTCAACAGCATCGGCTAGCTGCTGCAGGGCGGCGCGAAAGTGGGTTCAGGCATGGTCGGTTGGTTGGTGGTGGTGAAGGGGGTAAAAGGCGTAATTCAGTTGAAGCGTATTGTGGCACCCTTGAAAAACCCGATGCAAACTGTTCCTTTTACTGGCCTGCCCGTTGGCCCTACTGCCTCAAAATTAGTGGCATAAATGTCACCCTTGCCACAACCAAGCCACGAATAGCCGCTTGTTCGCACGTCGGAGTAGCCAGCATCAACTAGCACCTGCTGGGAGCGGTCGGGACTTGTGCAGCCAGCCAAGGTCAGAGCTAGCACTGAGGCGATCAGGAATTTGGTCACGGTTCCTCTAGTGGTGAAGGGGGTGCCGGAGGTGCAACGGGCCCTGCGCAGAACAGGGAGCCCTCCGGCCCGCCCATCCTAAGCCATTGCGGTTTCCTAAGCCAGCACGGCAAGCTAGGGAAACGAAACGCCGAGCCATGCCCCCCGACCTCAGGGCGTTCCTCACCCTCCACGCCACGGTCGGCGCCAGGGATGAGGAGGCCACCCGCCAAGTGCTTCGTGATGTGGCCCTTAACCTGCCAGCCAAGACCGGGGACAAGGTCTGCTCCATGCTGGAGCGGTCTATCGGCACTGGCGCTCGGGTGTGGCTGCAGAGGCTGGCCTGAACCATGGCTGAGCGTACATTCCAATGCCGCCGCCACAGCACCTGCAGGGCATGGATTGAAGAAAGCGCCATTGAATGGCAGGAGGATGGTGGCCAGCGGCGACCATTCTGCGCTCCGGGGATGTGCCCGAAAGGCAAACGGTCGGACACGTCCGATGAACTGCTGGCGCTTCAACTCGATGCCCGCAGGCTCAGGGCGGAAACAAGGGACGCCAAGGCTGCAGCAGAGCGGGCCCTGGCCAAGCTGGAAAGGGTGCAGGATGCGCTGACCACGGCCCTGGAGATTCGAGATATTTTCGATCAGGGCACGATCACCGTGCCGGAGGATCCCGAGAAGGAGGAAGCGGTGCCGATCCTGATGATCAGCGACATCCACTGCGGCCTGGTTGTGAAGCCATCAGCGGTGAATGAACTCAACGAGTTCAACCCTGACATCTTTGATGATCGGCTCGATGCGGTGTTTCGCAATGCCCTCAAGATCATCAACGGCCAGCGCAATACCATGACCATCCGTGAGGGTGTGGTCTGGCTCGGCGGCGACATGATCGAGGGGGAGCTGCACAACGACGCCGTGCAGAATCAAACCCTCACCACCACGCAGCAGATCGTGCGGTGTCAGTTAGCCCTGGTGCGAGGCTTTGATTACCTGCTGGCTCATTCCGATCTAGAGCGGATCATGGTGCCCTGCAACGTGGGCAACCATGACCGGACCACCAAGAAGCAGCAGAGCAACGCTACGGAGAACAGCTTTGCCCATTTGATGTATCACAACCTTAGGCGCCACTACAGGGACCAGCCGCGCCTAGTGTGGCAGATCGCTGATGCCGACTGCCTTTACCTAGATCTATATGACAAGCGGATCAGGTTCTTTCATGGCGATTCGGTAAAATACAACGGTGGCGCCGCTGGCCCACTCTGGAACGTGGACAAGCATGTGAAGAACCTAGACCAGAGCATCCCAGCCGATAACACCTTCCACGGTCACTTCCACACCCTCAGCTTTGGTAGGACCACCGGCAACGGCAGCCTTCCTGGTTGCGCTCCTTATGGCCACCGGCAGGGCTACCGCCCCGAGCGACCGCAGCAGGGGATGCGGTTCCTGCACAGCCATCTGGGTTTCGTTGGTTCATTCCCGGTCTTCACCGAGTAACACTTTGTCCTATCGGATTGAAGGATCAGAGCTTGTTTCCAAACGTGTCACCAAAAACAGCTTCAGGCGCGAGATCATCAACGCCTGGGACGGTGCCTGCGCCTACTGCGGGTGCGAGCCCGAGAAGGTAACGCTCGACCACGTGATCGCCAAGGCGAACGGCGGGATGACCGTTAGGGGCAACCTTGTCCCGGCCTGCGCAGAGTGCAACGTGTCAAAGAACCACTGCGATGTGTGGGCCTGGTATCACGCGCAGCCGTTCCACAGCGCCGCAAGGGAGGAGCAGATCAGGAGCTGGCTAGCCCAGGGCTGATCACTTGGCCTTCATGCCGCCGCCCTTGGCTGGCTTGCCCTTCTTTGCCATCGCGGGCTTCTGACCCTTGGCAGTGCCCTTGGCACCTTTGCCCATTGCCATGCCCTTGCCTGCCTTGTCGTTGTACACGGGGAACCCGATCACTAGCTGAGCTTTCCCGGAAACCTGAGCCAGATCGTGCGGCGCCATGGCTATCCCCATCCTCAACAGTTTGTGGCGGATCACCCCACGGGATGATCGTGAGCTGATCCGTGGCTATGCAGGCTGGCCCCTGTCGGTAACGAACCTGACCGAACTGACCTCGATTCTCAACCGGGTGGCGATCACCTCCACTGCTACCGTTACCCAGGTGCAACGATGGATCGACGAGATCGAGAACCTGGAGGCGGACTACGCGGATCAGGTGGAGAGCGGCAAGGCGCACCTCAACAATGCAGCGAGCTACGAAGGCCCAACCCCTGGCAAGACCCTCAGCCGCGACGACCTGAAGAAAAAGGCCGATGTGTTGGAGTGGGACACCAGCCTGCTGCGGGTGAAGTACGAATCGGGCGGCGCTGGTGGGACGGCCGGCGCCGTGCTCGGCGGACGTTTGGTCACCTTAAAAGGGCGGATCTTTCAGACCCTGGGGATCGAGCCGGTCAGCGGCGCCGGAAGCGGCATGGCAACCCTGATTCGTAGCTGATGGCCACCGACTTCGCCCCCTACGCCAACCTGCGGATGCTCTGGCAGCCGCCGGGGGTGATCACCAGCTTCCGTGCGGGGGTGCCTGCTGCTGGCCCTGCGGTGGTGGTCGAGGCGTTCGCTAAGAGCCAGGGCCGCAGTGAGCAGGATCTACCGGGGGTAAAGGCAGGGTCGCTGATCTTGGAGGGCTACATCACCCGCTGGGCGCTGCTGGGCTCCGCAAGCTGGCTGGTGGCTGGTGCTTCGCTGAGCTGGGATGAGACGGGCTACAGGCCCGCTGGGATGCTGCCGGGGGCCACGGGGGAAGCGGTGCTCACGAACCTCACCGTGCTGCCCACCCTGGCCGATGGTGCCGAGCAGGGGCAACTGAGGATCCTGGAGCTGAGCCAGCCCTTCGGGGTGGGCGGTATCGGCAGCGAGCTACGCGAGGCCCTGGGGGACAAGTTCCGGGCGGCCATGTCCACTGCGATCTGAACCATGAGCATCCGCGTCGAAACCACCGTTACAGGCCCCGGTCCGGGGGAGCTGAACGGGAAGCTGCAGGAGATCACCCGCAACACCTTTGCCGAGCTGTTCGGGCGGTACCAGGCATCGTTTAACCCCTCGGCCTGGAACTGGCCAAGGGAAACGCAGCGCCGCGTGGGCACGGTCGGGAGCCCGCGCAACATCGTGGACATCGGCACCCTGCGGCAAAGCGGCACCTACACCTTCCCTGACGCCTATTCGATGGAAGCCCGCTGGAGCGCCCAGTACGCTACTGCCGTGCATGAGGGTGCCCGGCTGCGCAATGGCACCATTCTCCCGGCCAGGCCATGGACTGATGCGGTGAGGGGCACGGTGCAGGCACCGGGGATCACGCCGTTCCCGCTGGGGGTGAAGCTGCAGCAGCGGATCCTGAGGGCGGTGGCTGGGTCCTAGGTCGGTTGAGCAGGATCTACCTCCGTCGGCAGGAATCGAGTAGACGCTGGCAACCAGTACGTGAAAGGCCAGTGCTGCTCTGTCGTGTGCGGGACAAGCTTCCAATCCCAGATCA